CCTTTGCTGTTGTGAGTTCCTCATTGGTAGATTTATAATCGCCAAAACGATTTGTACAAAGATACAGAACGATTTGTACATAAAAAATAATCCCCCACAGACCTGCGCCCATGGGGGATCAACCCTATAACTAACCTACCAATCAACTCACCTTATCATCACCGCTCTTCCTCCTGAGCATCATATAGCCAGCATATGCACCAAACAGCCCAATCCCGGCACTTATCCCTGCATCACCCAGCACAGCTAGCCATTTAGGTACAGCCTCGATCTGGGTGAGGTCAAACTTAATCCCTCCAAAAATTAAAAGAGTCATCAGGATCGCATCCCATACAAGTATATTCATCAACTGAGCCCAGTTATCGTTCCACCAGAACTTCAATGAGGGCTCTTTTACTTTATCCTTTCTGCCATCATAACGATTGAGAAAGAAGCTTATAATTCCAAGCAGGTTAACAATTACACATAAAATTTTCATGATATCATCTATTTAGGTTAATATTATGGCTTGCGTCTTCTATTAGTGGCTATGTCTCTTTGCCTGTCAAATTCCTTTTCAATCGTTTCATGCCTTCTGCTACACCCTTCAATGAATATATCATTTGCCTCTTTCATGGCATCAACAGTGACATTTAGCTTGCCGACTGTCAAATTAAGATTATTCACAGAATCGGTTAATTTACCTGCACCGGATCCAGAGCGGATATATCCAACCAGGTAAAAAATAATAGCAGTTGCAGTACTTACAAAAGCGGCAAAAATGTAAGGATTTACTTGGATCATGTGAGTCATTTTAGAGTAGATTATTAATATCAATTACGTCATACAAGCCACTTACAAAGTGATCTGCGGGCGAAATAATGTTTGGGTTAGTAAATGTACCAGGGAAGGCAGTATTAATGAAAATAGCCCCTAATTCGCTGCAATAAATGGCTCTTTCGTTCTTTTTATTGAACAGGTTAATCTTAAGTAAGATCTTAGCGACCCACTGAGGAAAATTCTCATACTGGTATCTTACCCCTCCAAGCGAAGTCATTTTCTGGCTCATTGCCTTTATTTCAACGTCAGTAAAACCACGTTTAAACCTCAATATAATGGCATTTTTATTTAGGGAATAGCCAGACTGCTCCAGTGACCAGATCCTTACTCCCCAGGTAAGAGCTTCAGCAATCCATAATTCACCCCATAAATCGATTACTGTGGCGATATGCGAGAATGAGGGTGATCCGGGCTTATACTTACTCATAAACCATCTTATCGCCCTGGAGAGGAACGAGTTTGATCTGACTGCAATCAGATCTCCGAATTTAAATTGTGTTTCCATAGTTTAATTTGGGCTTGGGAAGTTATTTTTAATATCAAGGTCCACCTCTTGTGCAATCTTATGTATGTAATGCTGTGTTGCTGCGATATTCGAATGACCACACTGATCTTTAATCTGCTCGATTGACATCAACTTATCATGTACAGCCTTTGATACTGCAGTATGCTTAAATGAATAGAATTTCACCTCTTTTGACAGGCCATGCTTATCCCTAAACGGATTAAACCTGTACCGAATCATATTTATCGATAAGACCTTATCTCCAAAGGTGTGTTTGTTGCCGAAAAGATATAGATCCTGATTCTCCGGACGATCTACACCGTAGTTTTTCAGTATCTCAATCAGCCAGTCAGGTATTGTAACTATTCTCGATTTGCCATTCTTGGCATACTTTGATTCAACATGGAGCAGACCCTTAATCAAATCAAAGTTATATCCCTTCAGGTACCTTAGCTCTCTACCAGGACGAACAAAGCAACCATACTCAGTCATACATGCAACATAGAGCTGCAGATCATTCTCCCGGATGTCAGACAGTAGCGCATACAGCTTTTGGGGATCTGAAATAACCTGGGCAGAACAATCCTTCCCTTTCTGTGGGAGAGGAACTATGTCGAACGGGACCTCTTCGAGCTCTCCGATCTTCTTTGCGAACTTAAATACTGCCCTTATCTCAATCTTATACTTGTCGCATGTGGTCCGGTCCAGTCCCTTTTTAGCAAGGCTTGTGAAAAAATCAATAATATTGCTGCTGGTTATCTTGTAGAGAGGAACTTTCGAAAGGCCATGCTCCCTAAGCCAATCACTGAACACCTTCACCCGGCCAACATACGATACATAAGAGCGATGTTTACTCTCAACTTCCTTCACCTGGAGGAAGAGAGGAGAAACCTCGTCAAATGTCTTGTATTTTTTAAACCATTTCATATCATTTTCTCGTTAAGGGTGAAACCATCTACACTAAAGAACTATACTATTAATTAAATCAACCTGATCCTGATCTAGCACACCATCAAGTTTTGGATTTACAGACAGGGCAATAGGAACACCAATAGCCTTTGCCTTATTATAACTTGCTTGAATAGATGCCAACGTTCTCAATGGTTCTGGACTAGGGTATTTATAATACCATTTATAATTAGTCCTTGTACTTGCGCTTATCTCTTTTACGCAAGGATATGTTATCCCGCCGAAGGTCATTTGCTTTGTCCACCACGCATGATCAACCTGTCCTGCGTTTGGCAATAGGTTTTCTTCAAGACTTGCTCCATCCATTGGAAAGAATGTATTATTTAGATTATGGATATCTCCCGCACAGTTTATTATGTAAGGCATATTAGGATTCTGAGCCTTCACTGCATAATACAATTCACTGATAGTTGTGTTTGGCATGTTTTGATAATACTGAGGAATATCGAACCATATTGCATCAGGATTAAGAGCAGTCAATTCCTGCAATCTTTTTTTAAGATAGAAATGATTTTCTGCTGACTGATACGGATATAAAGGAGCTCCAAATCCCACGCCTTCAAGATAATATTTCCTTCCATACCAATTTCTTTGCCATGCACCAATGTGATATAGGATTGTACTAATTCCTACGGCTTTAAATTCCCTTACAAAGTCTCTGCAAATATCGTTTGAACAATTTGTTGCGCCAACATCATATTTTAGATAGTCAGGAAGCAATCCATAAGGCGTGTCTGGATTTGTTTGCTGGCTATTCCATAATGCTCTTTGGTGATTCAATAGGCTAAATCCATATACATGACATACCGTTAGAATGGCATAATCAACCCTGCCAGATGCTTTAGCTAGTGTTGCCCACTGTTTTACATCAACCGAAGTAGGCGTAAAAGTAGAAGGGGCAGCAGTAGTTTCACACTTAGAATCTGATTCATTGCCTGTGTATGTTTCCATTCCGTAGCAAATAAACCAACCAAGTTTATAGTTTTCAAAAGTTGATTGCCATGCAGTTTTGGTTACACTTGGAAGATGAACGCCTGTATCTTTAACTAAATACCTGTCTGGTATATTTGTTTTTGCAAAGTTATGAGCCATGATGCGTCCCTTTTAAATCGTTAATACTTCCTGTGAATTTGTGGTATGATATTACATCGGCCCAAAAAGAAGATGCTAGATAATTGAACAACCCTCCAGAGTTATTACATTCAGTAACTTCTGTTCCTGTTAATGCTTTATTAACAACTACAAGATCGTGAATCCAAAAACTACCTAATTCATCTGTAGCAGGCTGTTCATTTAATCCTATCTTAACAGGACTTACATCTGTCGGATTTGTTCTTGTCCCTGCCTGTAATACGTTTGCATAAGTACACTCAGTGCCATTTATATAAAGTTTTACGCCCGATCCGGCCTTGCTTCCAGAATATGTAACTACAAGATTATAGTCGGTATCAACAAGTACCGACTGATTACCTGATGTGTAGACATAATTACTCTGAGAGTTATTATAATAAATTGCAAGGCTTAATTTGTTTGTGGTATCAACCCTGAAAATAAAGTTACTTAATGACGTATTACCCCTATTTAATATAGGATGTGAAACGCCTAATGTTTTGAATTTTATTCTGGTTGCAATAGAAAACGCATGATCCGTACCTGCGCCATTAGAAAAATAATAAGCGTTTGAAGCATCAGCAAGAGTAACTGCCTCGTTTGGATATTTTATAACCAGATAATTTGCAACTACATTATTCGTAACTGAAACGACAAATGCAGGGACGGTTTTATTGGTTGTACTTCTCAGATAATTAGTTGTAGGTGGATAGTAAGCAATTGTAACAACCTCAAGTGGATCAAAAGCAACATCAGACGTTAGTGTCACTGTATTTCCCGATATTGCAATGTTTGTAATATCTCTCATGTTGCAATAAAAAGATAGGATTGATGCAATAAAACCTTCATCGAGTGCTTTATCAAACGTCAGCACAAGTTGCGTGGGTGTAGCGTCTGTAACAACGCCTGTAATTAGTGCATTCCAGTAACTCGGTACCGAAATTCCTGGAGGACCATCCATCCTCCCCATTAAATTCATTCTATTCCTTTTCATAGCTGCTACTACCTTCCTATTGCAGATATATTAACTGTACAGGTACCCAGTATCGCTATTTTATCACCAGGATTAATTGGTATCCAAATCTCACTACCCTCTTTCAAAAAATGCGATGCTGCAGCTGCTTCAGGGTTCTCTCCATATTCAAATCTTACATCTCCGCTTACAGATGCAATTCTCGCAGCTCTCGCATCAATGGTAGTGCTCTGAACTGAGGTACCTGTGGAAACAACATCCTGTGGATCACTCAAAGGAATAATAGGCATAATGTTGCCGTTTGCATCTCTTAATAATTCTAATGTTTTCATGGTTCAGTATTTTAAAAGTTTGATTTCATCGATATTTTTGTCAGATCTTCAAGCCTCTTCAGCCATCCCTGTTCAAAGCGCTTATAAGTATATTTCATCAGCTGCTTATCAGTAGCTTTTTTACCAAGCTTCACTTCATATTCAGCTATTGAGTACTTCACAATTCCTCTTATGAATGCCAGCCTGGCACAAACGAGCTTGACCAGGAGCGCAGTATTATATAGATAATTAACCGTGCTGAGTGTCTGCAATCCTACGATCCCGTCAGGCGTCAATCCCATTACCTTCTGAGGGATCTTAATTCCATTAACTCCGGAGAGCCATACCCAGTCCACAAGAAAGTTGGCAATCTTCTGATCATGTATCTCGTCAGCTCTCCACCGGTCCCAGTAGTAAGGCTTCAGTACCTTATTTTTAACATCCATATCCGACAGCAGCTTCAGGTCCTCTACATCGATATCGCCATCACCATCCAGGTCATAGCCGCACGATTTCCATGTCCCTAGGGTAACACCTTTATTGGTGGCGCCGCCTTTATCGGCAGGGTCATTCACAAATCCGCCTTCCCATTTAAGTATGAACGGTAATAAAATCTCAACCTTTGCCATTGTTCTGTCGTTTAAATGCTAGTTAAAAGTCATTTCAATACTTAAGTAAATGAGTGCCAGATTTAATAAACTTGCCTCCCCTCGTTAGCAACCCTTTCTGAGTAGGTATAATAATTACACCAGGAGCAGTCGTAAATGATCTCTCCATTCCATAGGTATTCGCTAATCCGTTATTTATCCAGCCCTTGTAGTAATACGTGGTATTAGGGATGAGCCCGGTAACCGTCTCAGTATAATGTGTGGTCTGTCCGCCATTGATATACTGAAAGTGTGAGCCTTCATAAGTAACATTAGGGTAAGTTGCCATAAAAATACCCGTTACTATAGCTGAAGATCCTCCGCTATTAGTCATTGTGGCGCCTATAGTTGCCTGGGAAGAAGTAATATTATATGCCGGGTCAGTCGATACTGCAGGATATGTCGTCACGCTTTCAGAATACTCATATGCTCCCAGATCCGGATCCGATCCGCTGTATGCAATACCTACATCCGTACCGGCATTGATCAAATCAGAAGTTGCTGCGAGCTTGAGGAAGTTAATATTAGGTAACGAGCCATTCTGCTGGCGGCTGCCGGTACAACCTGTAGAGTCCATGCTCATAAAGTCTGCGGATGAAACCCTGCTGTTATGTCCATTACTCTCCCATGAATTATGGTTCACAGTACCTGAAAAATTAACCTCCAATCCCGAAGTACTTTGGTTGTCGAAGGCAATATTATTCTGTAGAACATGAGACAATCCGTCTCCGAATGCAAACCCAAGATGATAGTCAGGTCCAGTATTATTATGATAGGCTGTATTGTTATAAAGCCAAATAATACATCTCGCTGCATTAGATCCAAACCCACCCTGTTTATTATAGAATGAAAGGTTATTTCTCAGAGTTCTCAAATGAACAGTCGGACGCTCCGCTGTAATCCCAAGCTTAAAGCCATGTCCGTCGCCGGTTGAATATCCATTGGCAAACGACCAGTTTCCATCAATAATCATTAACCCATTTCCATTGTACAGATCCAGTCCGTCGTCTGAATTCTTCCAAAACCTGCATCCTCTTACAATATTTGTACTGCCAAAATCCGTATGAGCGTTTATTCCGTCAGCATTGCCGTACCCACTATTAGGATCTGTGTTGTGATGGAAGTCACAGTTTTCTACGAGGTTGTTGTCACAATGATAATTTATATCAAACCCAATAGTTCCGTAGCTGAATACCATCTGTTCAATGTGGTTGTTATTTGCATACTCCATTTTCCAGTTGTTGTACAGATTGCCATCTGGCTGAGGAAAGCCTGAAACAGAAATTCCTTTCCAATGAAAATAATCACCACTGAAATTGATCGCGCAACCATAACCCAAATAGTCAAAACTGCCTGAACCTTTACTTATCACAGGCTTCTCTCCTGGGTAAGCAAATATATTTATAGGATTAGCCGCAGTGCCATTCACCCCGCTTAATATCTGAGCGCTTGTATAATGATAAATACCTCCTCTCAAATACACCACGTCTCCCGGCTCTATCATCGTCCATGCTTTAGCGAGAGTAAGCCATGGACTGTTTATCGTCCCGACATTAGAGTCATTTCCGGTAGGAGCAGGAGCCAGGTAATACGTTCCGCTCGTCACTACCTGGCCCGATATCGTTATCGTTCCCGTGCCGTAAACATTCGAACCGTCGTTAGCCGTAGCCCTTACCTGTACAGTTCCGTTGGTCCCTGCAGTAAGTAGTCCACTGGAGCTGATCGAGGCCGATCCGGTCACTGACGATACCGACCATGTCACAGTTTTATTCGTTGCATTCGAAGGAAGTACCGTAGCATACATCTGGCTGGTTCCCCCGTTAGTAGTGATATTAGATCCTGTCACTGTTATGCTGGTAACTGAAACAGTAGATCCGCCGTATATACGTGCTCCAACCTGCCAGGTCCCGTTCTGAATTGTAGTTGCCGGAGAGCTGCCCAGTGTCCAGACTGCTGAAGTAGATAAGCCAGCCTGCCAGGTCGATCCCAAATTATCTCCGAAATTAAGCCTCGATGCTGGTATAAAATCCGTAAAGTTTGTAAAGTTCGGATTCATTACGTGCGAGTGCGTATCATATCCCAGATCCTGCCACTCATCAAAAGTCATTTGAGTGCCCAGGTAATCAAACATCGGATCTCCCGCCTCACACCAGTAAATATTGTAATCACACTCAAAGCCAACCAAGCTCTCTTCGTCTAATATCCTTATATTGTTGATCTGGTATTTAGTATAGAAGATGTTATTTTTAACCTTAACATCATGCGCAACCGAGTAAACACCCCCGTCTGTATTAGTATAAATATCTATCAGCCCCCGGCCATAAGCTGTTTGAGGCATAGTACGATCCGAATAGAATACATTGTTATAGATGGGAACATTGCTTATACCCTTCACCACAACTTCAACCATTCCCTTATTGAATATATTATAAGCAATACCTCCCGATGTATTCACCATGCTCGAGGCCGACTTCCTTATAGCTCCCATCGGGGCTCCGCTTACATAATTGTATTTTATCAACGCATTTATGTTACACCCGGTGAAGATCCCATGAGTGATGCTCGTCATGTCTGTTCCTGTCCAGCTGAACTTATTGCCGGTTATAACTTCTCCGTCCAGGTTATTGTTAGTTCCGTAACCCACATTCTCATCACCGGCCTGAAGCATGTAGCCTCCTGTGTTTACCGACGATATCGAGTTGTTTGTGAAAGTGAATATCGTAGGCTCATCCCTGGCCACAACATAACCGGTCCAATCTCCGGTTTCAAAGCTCGAAAACGTTCTGCCGCTTACATCAAGAACGATCTGTCCCGACGAAGTCAGCACCAAACCGCATAATAGTATTAATATAAATAGGGTCTTTTTCATATCAGAAAGGATGAGCTGTTGGTACATTTAATGTTGCTCTTTCGGTAGATGTAATAGTCCTGTTCCAGAATCCAACTTCATCAAGCAATCCTCCGACGAATCCGGTACCGTAATCCGTCGCCATAAAAGACAGGTCAGTAACCCCGGTATAGTTTATTCCTCCCGAAAAAGTAGTTGTAAGCTTATTCACATTATCTACATAAGCCAGAAGATTTGTTCCGTCATAGGTGAAGATGAAATTATGCCATGCATTATCATTGTAGCTGCCGGTTATGCCTATTTCGTTTGAAGTAGTGGTGCCGTTTCCAAGCATAATGGTAAAGTATCCCGAGTAATACTGTATCCAGTATCCTGCTACGTTAGTACCGGTGTTATAGCACTGTACCAACGTCCCCTCAGCAGTCGAGCTTGTCTTTAGCCAGAATGATATTGTCAACCCCGATGTTCCCTGGGGAAAGTTACTGACAGTAACAACGCTCGATGTTCCGTTAAATGATCCTGCAGTACTAATCTTTCCGGTCTGTCCGTATGTAAGATTGGTAGGAACACCCGTTTTTCCATTGCCTGAGTAATCAATTATATTCCCCGACGATTCATTAAACTTATAATATGCCTGCAGTCCTGTTAGCAGAGACGATGTCGGCGCCGATGCAGTCGTGCTGTCATCCACGGCCAGCCTGTACCATTTATTATTAGCAGCTTTAATCCACATTCTGTTATCAGCTATACTCAAATAAGTATTTCCGCTTGAAGTAGGCTCTGTTGACGATGGAAGAGTGAAGTATTCCAGGTCATCTATGCTTTCAGCTTCACTCCGGAGTGTATTCAATGAATCCTTTATAGCATTTTGAACCTGGTTCATGTCGGTACTTCCGCCTGTTCCTCCATGTGTCGAAACATATGTTCTCACCTGGCTCATCAGCGGAATACTATCGGTAACTGTCGTGCCATCCGACCATTTCATTACTCCCTTAAAAGTAGGGTTGGTCTTATCAGCTTTGTTGTTGTTAAACCATGTTGTATTCCCGTTAAGAATGCTTCTCCATGTCGTCGGATCAGTTTTTGTCTGCAATAATGTAGGCTGTGCGCTCATCAGTGCTGCACTTAGTAAAAATCCTGTGATCAGTAATAATTTTCTCATATCATTTTTTTAGTTAAGGTGTCCAAAGTGTCTGTTCAAATGCTCTGTTTTCTTTTATCTCCCCGGCGTCTAACCATTCGTTATCCCACCAGGGATTAAGTTTGAAGTCATTATAAAATTTAGTAATAAGTGCATCGCTCATGTTTTGTATTACTGCAGATAGATTCAGAATTCCCAATGCTTCAACCGTGAATGGATCCTCACCCAGGTATTTCACAATTGTTCTGGGCAGATCATACCCCGTCAGTTCATCTTTCGTTACCAACCTTCTTACCATCGATGCGTTAAACCATATCTTATCGGTATCAGCATTCTTGTAAGGAGTCGTGTCAGGTACCTGGTAAGTCTCGTCTCCCTCAGTTCCTCCTATTGTAAGGATATCGCCCCTGATTAATCCTGGTGCATTCCCGTCCTCATCCAGCCTGTCTATATCCCACAATTCATAGAATATACCCTGGGCAATCCAGAAGTCGCTCCAGAACGATGCGCCTGCGGAGTACTTATTCACAATATTTAATCTGTTCAGTCTCATCTCTACAGTAAATCTATTGCTGTTAGTATTCTCTCGCTGTCGGTAGATCCTCTCTGCTGTATCTGAGTTGCCCCGCTCCACGATATTCTTATGTTATACTGTTGTCCCGGAGTCACAACATGAATATGCTGGAAGCTTATCTGCTGGAATCCTGATATTATATAGTTCTTGGCATGTCGCACCGTAACATTATCCACCTTCATGTACAGGTGCAAAGTCTGATTCGAGCTTGTTACATTGAATGAAGCTGAGAACATCAGGAATATCCTGGTACCTTTGGGAGTGATGTTTAAGTTCATCGTCGGCATGTCCGCTTCTACCACTCCGCAGGTAACATCATTCGTTCCCGCTACTATGTAATGCTGTTGTGATATAGATACTCTGGTAAGATTTGCTATCAGCGACCTGTCAAAGCCTGCAAACACAGCCATGGGTGTACCGGTATCTTTCCCATCGTATATGTAAAGGCTCCTGGCATAGTTATTATTCCCACCATGGCTCCTTCTGTTAATTGCTATATAGCCTCCATCACTCTGAAGGGCATTCTCCCAAAGGTCATAGCCCTGCATTGCAATTGCCATTAACCCGAGGGTGCCTTCATCCAGGGCATTGGTACCGAATTCAACAACCCCTTTCATAGCTGCATCACCATTGTGTTTGACCCAGAACTTGGCGTTTGCCCTGTTGGCATACGATGAACCGGCTCCGAATCTATAGTCATGATCAGGGTCCGCAGGATTTTCCGAACCATTTATCCAGGCATTCCCGTCAGTGTAATTTCCTGAGCCTACTTCCAGTCTGCCTGTAGTTATAAGCCCGTTATCAATAACTGTCTGTGTCCTGTCGTAATTTGTAGCAGGTCCCCAGTCGTTGGCAACGTAAGCTCCTGTTAATCTCTCAACAACACATTTCTTTAGATCCGTGCCATTGCTCCACAGATCTCCTAATTCATACGGAGTGTAAGGCTGCACTACAAACACTCTTCTCTTTCCGTCTGCAGTATCCTTTGCCTGCCCGGCAATAACCAACGCCTGCTGAGTTGCAACATCCGCAATAACACCCCAGCTCCATACACCTGCGCTCAGCTGCCATCTCCAACAAGCCCCGCTAAGGGTATTAGTGAACGTATCATTTGCGTGCTGTTGTTTAAGCGTATCAGTGGTCCAGTCGCTGGCTGGTACATTGGCAGTAGTTGGATCATACTCCTTAAACCAACTCAACACCTGTCCGTCAATCTGTCCCTGAAGGCTGTTCTTTATCGCATCTACATAAGTCTGCGATGCCAGGACTGAGAGATCCGGCTTGTCAGTAAGGTTTGAATAACCGCTCGATCCTGAAGCAATTGTTACCTTACCCTGTATAACCCCTGTGTCCAGGTTAATCGTCAGGTTATATCCGTTAATAACACCCACGCTCAGCTGTCTGCCTACAAGTGTCGAAACACCTGCAGTTATCGATGCATCCCTCCAACCGTCTCTCACGCTGTTTATTACTCCGAGTAAGAAGTGATAATAATTAGGATCCTCATCCAGCATTATCTTGTTTGTCGAAACAATATATATTCCGGCTCTCGGCCAGCTGCCTGTCTTAGAACATTTCCCGTACAGATAATATACATTCGCATCCACCAGGCTTGAAACAAGCGCATCACTCATTATCCATGTACGGTTCTCAATATCAATCTGGAAGTGTACAAGCTCACCTGCAGTTATATAAACTACTGACTTGTCCCTGTTATAGTTGGTGTAAACCATGCTGGTGATAAGCAGGTTCGAAGCTCGCGATCCAACCTTCAGTGCCAGCGTTTCAATAGACTCAGGCTTTATCTTCCCTGCATCGAAGTAACCCTCCTGGTCAAACACCGAATCAAAAACCTCCTGTGTATTTCTCCAGTTACGGCTCGCACGTGCAACATCCCTCAGTTTATTAATGGCAAGTATCTTCTGTGTCTCAGTGTCGTTAGCTATCAGCCTTTGAATATCACCAACAACTCTCGAGTCCGACAGCTGCAATTCATAGTCAAACTCATCAAGCACATTCCTGTCATACGATTTAATGCGGATGGATTTATCTACTGCTAGGTCTTCATCCTGAACATTTATATGATCTCCGCATAAAAATATCTCTGTGGTTTCTCCGGTGAAAAGCTGCTTCAGGTATTCCCTTGCTATCTTAAGTGAATACTGAACTCTCGGCTGGCTGTTCTGTACCAGGTAAAGCTCAGCCCTTTCCTGCAGCTCGGCTTCAGCTGCATCGATATAGCTCTGTGGCATCAGTATATCTACAATCACATACTCATCGCCCTCTGACATCTGAAAAGCTGTTGTCATCGGATCCGGGAAAACCTGACCGCGATCATCCGTAAAAGCTTTTATAATGAACTTCTTCGTGGCGTGGTCATAGCTTATCACTTCAAATTCGTACCCTGCCAGGCTGCCTGTGTTGAAATGGATCTTAGCCGATACCTGGTTAAGCAGGTAAATTGTATTTCCATCACCATCCTCGGCATTTAAATCAAAGTCCATCGTATCATCATAGAAGCTGTATACATCCGGACTCGCACCTATCGACGTCACAGTTCCTGTTCTATGCGGGAATATATCATCAAACACCTTTGTCCCGGCTATCTTCCCATACAGACCTATTGCAGATTCGCTTTCAATAAATGATTTCTCGTTTCCCGGAAGCTTCAGTCTCTGGTTATATCCCCTGTAATCACCTGGCAGGTTCTTATCAGATCCGAAGGCGAAGAGCTTTGTAATTATATTCTTGTCATCAGCAGTTTTGCACGATAATTCGTATAATCCTTTTCCTCTTCCCTGGCGGAACGTAAGACCAAGATTCTCGCCCGACGATGCTTTAAGGTTTATTACACAAACTCCGGTCCTCTCTTCAATCTCAAACTCTTTATTGAACACTTCCTCTTTGCATAAATACTGCAGGGCAGCCAGGCAGTTCTCACCGGCGAAGGTCAGCGTCTGGGTATCTGTATCTGGACAAACACCTTTCTCCCATTTACCCGATCCAAAATGATCATTGAGGTTGTTTATCAGAACATCAATAAAGTTATTCAAGTTACCCGTAAGGCTCCAGTCCGGAGATATGCTTACACCATCATCGCTCATTGCAAAGTATGGCGCCTTAAGCAGATCATACCGTTTTCCTTCCCAGTTCAGATCATAGGTGAAGTAATGCTTACTGGTCTTCTTTGGCTTGGCAGGCTGATTCAGGGTATATGTCGAACCGAATACGCTTATGGTATCCCCCATATTAAACTGCAGGGGTGAAGCGCTCTGAACCTTCATATCAACTATGTCTTCACCCATCAAAGATCTCTTCTGGGTTGCAGTAACAGTCGATACAGCCTCCTTAGTTAAAAGCGGCCAGCGTGTTCCGTTCGATTTTGTTATTACAATCTGTTCCATACCAGGGTAGCTCCCGTAGTTATTCCAGTTATATTCTCAATTACTCCGGTTATTATTATATAGAAAGTTCCGTCAGTGCTGTACACATGCTCAACCGTTCCGCTGTCTGTGGTTACATCGAACAAATGCTCACCATCGCCCCAGTAAATATTCACCGGTTCTTCAGTGGTTAGTTCTATCGATGCGGTTCGCGATCCGGTGACGCTTATAAACTTGTATATTGTTTTTACAGGTTCCGGCTCCCGCAGCTTCAGGTTAAAAGTCCCCACCATCTTCGATGCATTCCACTTTTTATTCAGGTCCGCTTCATCGCTTATGTACACCTCATAAAGAAGAGGTTTCCTGGTAGCCACACCATCATTCACATCTATCATCAGTCTCTGCAGTCCCGGTTTATGCCAGGCTTCAACGAAAGTTTTCACAGTGGAAATAAACTCGGTCGAGTTGGCAGCTGTCAGAAAGCATTCAAGCGTTATCTGCCTGGCTTCGTATCTCGGAGCTGTCAGGTCTACTACCTCCCCATGGTGATCAGGCCATACAACCTTCGGAGGATCCTTCATCTTCAAAGCGCCTATCAGTCCCATCGATTTCGAAACCTTCACACCGTAGCTCTCAAAGCTCTGTCCGTTTATGTAGTAGTTTACTTTCATGCTATTCCCTGAGATCTTAATGAACCCGACCTTATTAATTCACTCATCTTATCATCGATGCTTATCAGTCTCGATGTGTAATCTTCAATCTTCGCAACATGCGTCAATACCGATCGCATCACAGTTATGCTGTTCACCTGGTTAATCCTTATGGCATTTGTATTTCCGGCAAGAACGTCTGCAGTCTGCTCGGTAACACCTTTTATCGATCCTTTCAGTGGATCCTGGCTAACCGCTTCAGCAGCATTCGTAAATCCCTGGTTAAGTAAATCCCATGCAGGCTTCATTGAAGCTCCAAGCTCGGCGCCCATTGCATCTATCTTTGCCTTTTCTTCGGGTGTAAGTACTTTATCAGATAGCGCTTCTTTAATGTAGTTCCAGTAATCCTTCATTAGCGGACTGTCGAGAAGATCCTGTTTGAACATTTGTAATATGCCTTGTTTCAGCACTTCGTCCATATATGCGGCGAAATCGTCAACACTGGTCTTCCCGTCTTCAAATCCCTGTGCAATCGCATCTGCTATTGCATTTTGAGTTATGCCACCTGACTTCAGATCCTCAAGGGCAAGCTTAGTATCTCCTATTTCATTCTGCACATTCAGTAGATCCTGCATCAATTGTTCTGCAAGTTTGCCATCTCCCTTTGCAGCTGCCAGTCCAATCTGTCTTATAAGCTGTCCCTCTTTCGCCTCAAGTTGTTTCAAGTATATTTCAGTTGCTTCCTTTGTGCCGCCAAATCTCTTTGAATCCTCAATTAGCTTTTGCTGTTTCTCCAGTAGTATGTTGATACGGTCAATCTGAGCCTCAAATTTTGAAGCTTGGTTAGGAATAAGCTTTATCAGCTGACCAAGCATACTCGCTGCAGCTCCAATCAGGTCACCAGATATTAGATCAGCAAACATTTCAAAACCTTGCACAACATCTTCTTCAAGTCCTACCTGCTGAACCAGCTCCGCGGTTATCTGACCGGTTACCCTCAGAAGTTCTTTCTTATTGTCCAGTTTCTTCTCGTCATTTTTGGCGTCATCCTGGTTCCACTCTTTCATTTTACCCATGTCGACTCCCTGCTGTGCATTGGAGCTGGCCGGTTGTAGTCCTGGCAATGTCGTTTTTGTGCCCAGTATCGGAGCATCAGGTACCGCAACCTTGCCTACATTCCCTCCAAAAGCCGATAGTACTGCCTGTTTTGCAATCTCACGTCTTACGTCAAGTTCTTTCTGCAGGGCGAATATTCTGTCAGCAATAGACTTTATCTCCCTTACATTTCCATCCTCCACAGCTTTCATCAGCAGATCCTGCTGTGCACCTATCGAATGGTCAATTTCTATCTGTTCGTCTGCAGCTTTGCGTATGGCAGCAATAGCGTCATCATGGACCTTTTGTTTCTCTTCAGCATCCTTCTTCATCAACCCGGTCTGCATCGATGTAATCTCTTTCATCGCTGCAATCTGATCATTCTTCAGATCCTTTAGTTTATTTCTCAGGTCCAGCCACTGCATCTTCAGCTTCTCATCGTCTGGTCTCTGCTCCAGAAGATCCGCGTAAGCTTTCTTTTGCTTTTCAGTACTGGCAATTTCTATATCAACCGATTTTTTATGGTGCGCGAGTGCTTCATCATACGACTGTATCCTCTCGGTGACAGTCCTGGTCTGATCATGGGCATTCACCAGTGCAGTATTATATGCAACAAGTTCATCTTTCGCCTGGCCAGTACTTATTTTCTCTTCTACCCTCAGGGCGTTAAGTTGTTTCTGTGCAACTATTGCCTGGTAAATTCCTTTTGTCCAGTCGGCGGTACCGGTAACAATATTGTATAAAACCTGCTTTGCAACCTGGCCAACTAAGTTAAAAGCGTTTATCCCGCCTGTGGTTTCTTTCAAAGCTCCCACCAGGGCAGAGAGTATTGCTGTAGCTCCTCCAAGGTTTATAGCCCATTCACCAACCGTATCAGATAGATTCTCTACCGTGAGCGCTTCTTCTTTATTGGCAGTAATTACCTCGGCTTGAACAGCTGCATTCTCCTTCTCAATCCTTAACAGCTCTGCTTTCTGGTTCTCCAGATCCTTTAGTTTTGCCGTCAGCTCCTCAGCCTCTTTAAGCGACCCGGTACTGATCGCTTTCTTTAGGTTTGCCCATACCTTTTTAATCTGGTCATCCAGCGAAAGGAAAGCTGAAGTCTCTTTTTTAACAGCCTCTACAACTTTTTCCGATGATCTTTCAATATCGGTAGTCGTCTCATTTAGCTTATCAAGATCCTTCTTAAGTTTCTTAGCCTCCTCGTCCGCCTTTTTGTCAAGGTTAAATTCGATTTCTATGGGACCTAATTTATCTGCAGGCATCGTCAGCTGTTTTTGTCGAGAAAATCTACCAGATCTTCTCCTGTTTCAATAACTTTCTTCTTCTTCACTGTCCTAACTGAGTCGGCGATCTTCATCTGCAAACTCACCCAGGGCTCTTTCCACAAAATATATTCATGCGTACATCCAATCTCTTTCTGCAAGCTGTATATCAAACCCCAGGGGCTATCCAGACCTATTGTCTCTGTTAACTCCCCTGTATCTCTGGACTCGGATTCTTCGGACTCGTTATCTTCAGGTCCCGTATAAATCCGATAGTAGTCAAAAAAGACTCTGTCCCGCTGTAGTTCGTTATAAACAGTATCACCTCAAGCTGCATGTTAGCAGTGAAGGCCCACAGTATATATCTCGCCAATGGTTTTGTAAAGAGTCTGATTTTGATCTTTGAATTGAGTATGCACATTGCAGTTATCCTGCACACAGTTTTCAGGTGATCCTGGATGATCTTGTGAGTATCTCCTTTCATCTGCTCCGAAGTGAGATCCATTTCAATATAGAGTCTCGAAAGCTCCAGAAGAGTCCCCAGCTTCAGCGAAGTTACCCCCAGGCTTACAGTCTTCTTTCCGATCAGCCTAAGGTACCACGGTGCAGGAACCTTCCACCTTACTCCCCGGTCCAGAAGAACCTCAGCCGCTTGTTTTTCAATATTGTTCATGTTGTATGGTTAGTTACAATCTTTCTCGTCACCCTGAGCGTAGCCGAAGGGCGACCCCTTTCCAAAAAAAGCCTCGTCTTCAGAGGCTTTTATGGTAATGGTAATGCGTTCTTCAGATCATCAGCCAACTGTCCAGGCTGCGGTATTGGCTTTGGTCGGAGTGAGTACTGTCCCGATCATGTCAACCAGGAAGATCCCGTTTTTCGAGAGCTTGTAGTTGGGCTTGCCAACCAGCTTCACCCTGACGAAGGTTACAACCTTGCCTGATCTCGGAGTAATCTTAACAGACTTCTCTATAGCCGGAGCTGTAGCGCCGTCGTTCCACACTTTATTAGGTGCAGATCCCGTAGCTGTTCCTCCAAGCACTTTAACCAGGGTATCGGCATCAGTATCGAAGATGCTGAATTTGATATTCACCTTACCCTTATAGGTCAGAGTTTCTTCCGGATCATCGCTTTCCTCTGAGTAGTGTTCAAGCACTTCAGGCTCAGCTCCCATTATCTCAGCTGAATCCTTATAGGTTTTCCCCAGGGCAGCGAATGTAGTTCCTACACCGCCGTCAGATGCTATATCACTCACCTCTATCTTTAAAAGACCGAGTGTTCTTGTTTCGCTCATTTCAATGTTATTTAAAGAGTTTTGTAATTACCTTTAATATGTCCGGAGCAAACTTTATTATCAGAAAGATCAGCGCTCCGAGCAATACCAATC